CATTATGCGAAGCCATGGATAAGAACCCCTGAGCCGAGAGGCTCACATCGCTCATAGCGTCCTGGGCATCCTGCTGCTATCCGGCACAATGGTTACTCGTGTCGAGAACGCATCCCCCGGCGTCGGCGATGTCGCTGCGCGCCCTCGCTCAATCGCCGTCGCCGGGTCAACTGACGGACTGGTGATCAAACCTCGCGTGCTGTTGCCGCTGGCATAAGTCGGTGGCATCCGCGTGTCGTCGAAATAGCCGTTGTTCACAACGTCCATGCAGAACTCGAACGTCGTGTGCATCCGCGTGACCTGTTGCGTGTAGCACTGGCAGACCATCACCCGGCCATTGTACGTGCCCAGCGGAATTCGCCGCTCAGGAGCCTTGCCGATCAAATTCGGGTCCGAGCTGGCCGCACACACCGGCCGAGGGAAATCCCTGGGCTTGTTCAGATCGTCATAGCGCGGCGCCGAGGCCACCAGATCGGGCACCCTGGGCGACATATCACCGATGAACTCATCGGCCGATTTCGGCCCACTGGAGGCCCTGGGGGCTGCCTGAACAGCATTTCCAGCCCCAGGCAGAACACCCGCTGACGCTTCAGTCGCTTGGCTCCTCGCAAGAGCCGCTTCTTTCTCATCATTCCCCTGACGCATCGCGGTCACGACAAGCCCAACAAGCACGCCGATCGGGATCAGCATAAGCACGATGATCAGCGGGATTTTCTTCATGTAGCTGGGCGTGATCGGCTTGTGCGTGTGCACCGTCGACGACTTGTAGACGCCGAAATACGCCTTATCCAGCGTGACCCGCTCTTCCTGGGCCTGCTTGAAATTGCTGCGCCGCTCAGGGTTGTCGATGCAGAACTCGTACTCATGCCGGAAGATGCCTTTCTCCCGACCATAGGGCCGAATGAAGTTGATGTGCTTGCCGACCAGCTTGCGGACGGGCGTACACAGCAAGCTGGGGTGCTGGGTGATCAGGTGAATGTCCAGGCCCTGGTGCCGGTGCGTCTCGAAGCGCGTGACTTTCTCCGGGCGCGCCCTGGAGCCATCATTGCCGAACACCCGTTGCGCTTCGTCGATCACGATCACCGAGCCATCAGGCAGGTTGTACCACTCCTCAGGCGTATCGAACTCGACCCACTTCGACTTGAGCCGGTCAAGTTTCATATCCGGGATGCCGTAGTAGTAGATCGTCCTGGGCGGCAGGTCCGGATTGTCCGGGTCCTTGTGCAACCGCTTGGTCGGGTCGTCCGGGTCCGGCTGGTGTTCAATGTCGATTTCCCGAATCGCGTTCAGGGTCTTACCAGCCCCTGGCAGGCCGGTGCGCAGATAGAGCATGTGGGTCCCCTCCTCGCTTACTTCGGCCCGGTCCAGCGCATGCCGGACTTACCGCCAGACTTGTCCATCCCCCACAGCACGGCGCGGGCAATGTACGCGGAAAACAGGATGTTGATGCACACGTCCACTTGCAGCAGCCCCAGGACCTGGAGCCACTGCGCAGGCACGCCGCCGAGACTGCTGAACACGTAGTCCTTGGCCTGATCCATCACAGCCTTGACACCGACGAAGGCAACAGCGGTGAACCCCAGACCGCGCAGCAGCTTCCAACCCAGCGGGATCAGCGACCAGCCGATGGCCCGCAGTAGTACCCCGATCAGTAACGGCATCAGTTCAACCCTCGCGCAATGATTTCAGCCGCGGCGCGCATGGCGAACGCGACAAGCAGATACCCGAACCACTGGAGATACGTGCACAGATCGGACGACACGCTACTGAGCGACACCGTCTGAGTACTGCCGAACCAGGGGAACGAGACGTCAGGAATGACCGGGCAGGCCTTGGAAAAGCGCCCGCTAGTGTCGAGCAGCTTCGACAGGTCATGGGTGTTCTCGCCGGTGGCCTTGATGGGTTCGTACTCAGGCCCGGAAAACTCGCCGGCCAGCGTGTTTTTCAGGTCCTGAATCTTCTTCTCATCGACCGTGCGGAACTCTTCATCCGCGCAGCGTGCGAGCTTTTCCTGGCGAACGATGGCGCACTGGATTGCGTCGCCATTGCACTGAATCGCCACCTTGCAGTCACCGTCGCCGGAGATCGAGGAGCCACTGCCGCACTTGTTCGGGTCCTTGGCCGGATCGCACTGCCCGTCTCCCCCGCCATCACCGCCGCCACCCGTGCCGCCGCCATCGCCATCACCGCCGCCAGTTCCACCGTTTCCGTCTCCCCCGCCGGTGCCGCCATCGCCGCCGCCCGTTCCACCATCACCGCCACCGCCTGTACCGCCACCATCACCACCATCGCCACCACCAGTTCCACCGCCATCACCACCAGGGTCGGTCGGGTCCGTGGGATCGGTCGGCGTCTTCACGCATGTGGTGCCGGACCAGCTGTAGCCCTTCGGACAGCCCGGGTCATTCGGGTCCGAAGGCGGGTCGGTCACTGGCGGCTGATTCGGTTCGCTGAGCGAAGGGCCGGTGCCGCCCAGGTTGCCGGAGTCTGCCGAACAGTTCTGGCCGTTGCTCTTGAGCGTGTAGTTGCAGAACCCCTCAGTTGTGGAACCTGGAGTGCGATAACAGGATGTTGGCCGAGAACTATCCGCCTCATAGGCGCAGCCACTCAAACAGCCGGACGGCGGAGAACTAGGAACCGTGTTCTTCCCATTAATCACGATAATCGGATAGTTCGAACTACGAAATAAGTTAGGCACACCAATCTCACACTCCTTGGGCGGCTCCTTACAAACTCCCGCAGCCGAATCATATTCAGCCCCTGGCTGACACGATTCGCCTCTTCGAGAAATAACTCCAATATTTCCAGATTGCGCACTTCCAGAAGCATTCGTGCCGCGCGCAAAGCAATCAAATACCGTGTCATTTCTTCGCACAGGCTCAACAGATTTGATCCAGTTAGTAGTCGGCTTGTAATAATCAAACACAACAGCGCACGCCGATGACGGTGAGCTGTAGCTCCCCCCGGCGACAGCGGAAGGCGAGGCCACAACCCAATAAAACTGTTCTGCATTAACGCCCCGAGCAAAGAATAACGATGGCAATAAGCACGCCATAGAAAGCGATATCTTCAGGGCTGATATACATGTCTTAATCCTCATTTATCCTTTCTCCGGACAATAAAAAAGCCGGGGCGGAGTGACCGCCACCGGCTTGACTGAGGGTCGATTAGGTCCCTGCGCGCTGGGCTTTCTTGGCCGCACCGATCAGGGCCACCAGGCCGAACATGGCACCAGTCACAGCCGCAGCAGCAGCCAGACCGCCCGCGATATAGGCCAGGGCCTTGGTGGTGTCGATATCGCCCTCGGCGGCCATCGAGAGGCCGGACGTCATCAGCAACGAGCCACCGATAACGGCTTCACGCTTGCCCAGGGAGAACAGTTGTTTCAGTTGTTTCATCGGACTTACTCCTAGTGTGGAATTGATGTGCGCATCTTCTTAAACACCCAGACCGCGACAAACAACGTCAACAGCCCGCCGGTGATTTGAGCTTTCTGCGCAATTGTCATTGCAGGAGTCAAAAACTCCCGCATTTCCTGGACCGTAAAAGTCTTCATTTGACCCTGGCAGATAGTTGAACCATCTTCCCTGGCCAGCCAAACACCGTCACAGCCCAAAAAATTCATGCTTGTCCCCTACCCGTCCTTTTTCGCCGAAAAAGGCCGGGGCCCTTAAGCGGCTTTCTCCTGAACGGTTTGAAGTTTCAACGGCATGCCATCGCCCGACAGCCAATAATCGAATCCGGCGTTACCGGACTTACTCGCCCACGCCTGGATAAATACCGGGACGGACACAGTTTTGCCCTTCTCCATCTTCCAGACATTATTAAGCCCGCCATCCATGTGCCGCTTCGAAATGCGGACTTGAATAACCTTGGTTTCCGGCATACCGAACTTATTGGTTTGCTCAACCTGCACGAGCACCGAGTGCTCAACAATCTGCGAAGGACCGTTGGCGGTATTGACGTTGCGAGTATCGGAGTAATAGCCCTGGCACAGGCCGATGAGAGCGAGCATATGGATTACCTCAGGGGTTCAACTTGTGGGCGTGTGCCCGGTTCACGAAATGCCCAGGCGGGCGGCGTCACGCTCCGGCAGCGCCGGAACGTCTTGAAATCTCGGTTGATGCGCTGCCGACGAACTGCCTCGGCAGCCTGTTCCTGAACGACTCGGCGCATGACCAGGTCCAGGACCTGGCGCACCAGGTGCTCGTCCTGGACGAGGTGGGAAAGGTCTTGCTCCAGGTCCCAGCGGAGCGACTGGTGGGCCGCCTTATCCATCGCTGCGCGCCCACACGCCCAGGGCGTGGATGACGGTGGCCGCAAAGGCCAACAGAGCCAGAGTTTCCAGGGTGGCTACCAGCATCAAGCGGCCTCCACGGTCGGCTCGACGTACCAGTCGGGGTACTGCGCCGAGAAATCCACCTCTAGCAACCGCAGGATCGGCACCACGTTGCGGGTGTTGTCGTACTCACTCAGGTTCTGGAGCATCGCCTTGGAAATGCCTACCGCTTCCAGGTCAGCAACGTGGCGATAGAACGAGGCCCTAGACATTGACGCCATGGTCTCTTCCCACCCGTAGTCCTTGAGGCTGCGGTAGGTACGGAACAGATTGCGAGCATAGGCATCACTGGATTTCCCCGGCACAAACACTGCCGGAATGATGGTTCCCGTTGCCTTGTCGGCGCGGGCCTTCGTCCACTTGCCCTTCCCTACTTTCGTGTACTTCTCGATCAGTGCGGCCAGCACTTTGTCATCGTCGATTCGCTTCATGGTCATACCCTCAAAGGCCGCGAACAGCTCAGCAGTTACCGCTTTCCAACACTCCTGAATGAAACAGCGCTCCTGGTCACGAAGCGCCTCCTGGTAGTCACATAGCTCCCACAGGTTCGTCGGCAGATTCCGCCGCTCCAACCAGCGATGCATGACGGTCGCCTCGAGGCGAAGAAGAAGCCGCGCGAACTCCTGGAGCCGAGGGTCCTGCATGACCCGCAGCGTCCGCGCAGCAGAAAGGCTCGACATGGGCATGTGGCGCTCGCGCTTGTGCAGCTTCCAGGCGCGGACATGAGCGTTATCCAGGTCCTGGCGCGGTTCCGGATCGACCGTGGCACCGCGAGCAGCCTTGAGAATTTCGTCCAACTGACGCCGGAACTCCGGCCCTTTCAGATACGCCTTGATCTTGCGCAGACGCCCCTCTTTCGAACCCCAGTAGGCCGTGGTCTCGTAGTCATCACCCCGGTTGCGGGTCTGGCCATTGCTGACCCCGCGCATGAACTGGATGACCTGGAGGGCGGTCTGTTCATTCGGCATGCGTGCCGAGAACGTGCAGTCCAGGGCGTAGACCTCAATCGACAGCACATCGAGCTTCGAATACAGGTCCGGATAGGTGCCGGCCAGCCACTTCAACATGACCTCAGCCCCCATGCGGATTGAGGTCGGCCCGAAGACGTTGTGCCCCTGGAGCAGCTTGGCCGGAGACGCTTTCAGCTCCACACCAGGATCAAGGCGCTTGCCCAGGGACTGATGGAACACCTTGAAGGCCATGGGCGTGTAGCTCGACGGCAGCGATTCCCAGGCATGGGAAAGCCCCTCCACGTCATAGCCCTCCCCGTCCTCCCGCTTGAGCACGCCGCCCGAAGACCGCATGCGCACCCCCAACGACTCCAGGTCAACGACCAGCGTCGGAGCCTCGGGCTTGCCGATCATCTGGACGTGCTCCGGGCGGAAGCGGATGAACATGTGGATTCGGTCGAGCATCCCCAAAATCCCGTCAAGTGTCATATACAGACCCTTAGGGTACTGGATATGAATTTAACGGGTCAAGCAACATACAACACCACAAAGGGTCATATACGGACTCTGTACATCCAGCCAGGAGATAGCCTCGTGCACGAAGAAACCACCCTCGGGAAAGAGACCATGACCATCGGTGAAAACATACGCAGAGCGCGAGAAGCCAAGGGCTTGACCCAACGCGAGGTATGGGAAGCAACCGGGATATCAGAGTCCAGCTACAAGAGTTACGAGAAGGGAGAGAGACCGCCGCCGGGGGACAAAATCGTAACCCTAGCAAGACTGCTAGGTGTATCGACCGACGATCTACTTCTGGACGAGGCAGAGCGGGACGTATCGGACGATCTACGAGCCATCTTCGTCCGGTTCAACCACCTGCCAGCCGAAGAGAAAGTACACGCCAAGATTGCGCTCAGAGGCATCCTGATGAGCTACGAGCAAGAGGCACTTCGCTGATCAGAATGTGATCGAAAATTCTCACCATGAGACAAGAGTCCACCATTAGAGATGGTGGACCCGGCTCCCGCCGGGCACAGCAAAAGCCAAAGCCAAAAGCCGCCCCGAAAGCTCAGCTTCGCGGAAGAGCTCGATGACCTACGGTCACCCCTGCGGGGCATCGCTTCGCTCGTCATCGCACTCCGCTTTCGGGGCGGCAAAATCCTGAAACCCCACTGCCGAGGGACAACCCGCAAACACCAAGGGCTCTGCCCTTGTCATCCCGCTCTTCGCCAGAGGGTCAGAGGGCAGGGGGAGAAAAGCTTCCCCCTACCCTATGACCGGAGGCTGTCTTTGTCCGAGGTGGTTCAAGGGTTCGCTCCGCCCGGGACTCCGTTTGTCACCGCAAGCGCTGACAAGCCGGGGTCGCGGCCCTTGACCTGCCGGGGCTTCCGAAGGGGCCTGCTGACGCGCAAAAGCAAAAAGCCCCTCGGGGTTCGCCTGAGGGGCTTTCGTCGATCCTGGGGCCGTTGTGGCCTCGCATAATGGGCATTACGTGTAAATGCTCGCCCGGCGCGGGGCGATTTTCCGGGCTTCGCATTCGGCCTGCGGCCGCCGCAGGTAACGTAACGCCGAGGT